TCACCTGGGTGGCTGTGGTGGAGTCCTCGCCCATCTTCGTGCGGCACAGGGTAATCATTTCAGCGGTCGTCATGCGTCACCCTTCCAGTTCTGTCCACGAAGTCGATGGAGTTGAAATTTTTGAGTAGGATGTGGTTGAGATCGACAGTTTGGTATAGGAGGTGGCCGCCACCGACGCCTTGGAGTACGACACGCCGGGGTCGATGAACGCAGGCTGGGACAGCGGGATCGCCCCGAACAGGTAGAGTTGGTCCCCCATCCCGTACTGCGGAACCCCCTCGGTCCATACGGTCGCTGGCATCAGTTCGCGCTCCTACACATCTCGTACCAGTTGGTTCCGTCGCAGGCGAGTGTCAGCGTGTCATAGTCGTTGGTGGTCCCAGCCGCCACGAAGTTTCCTGCGAGCTTGGAAGTCCCCGTGTCGCTCACCGTGGGAGTACCCTCAAAAATGAGGGTTACGGTGCGCCCATTGTCCCAGGGGTTCACGGTAATTCCGTTCGTGATGTTCGTGTTCCCGGTGACGTGGAAGATGTCTCCGTCAATTGGGACAGAAATCGTAGCGGCGGCCGTGATATTGGTTCCCCTTCCTCTTGCCGTAACGAAGTGACAATTCGTGGGGCTGCCGGAAGTTAGATTGAACGGGGCGGCCATGTTGTTGAAGTTGCACCCATAACAGGAGATGTTATCCGTAGTGCTCCCAGCTCCAACTCCGATGTCGAGCCCCCTGGCTGGATTTGAACCGGACGACTTAAACGAGTTGCATCCTACGAATGAAACTCTGGTGACGGAGCCACCGCCAGACGCGCTGAGCGCCCCGACCCTAAAACTGCTGTTGCCAGTCTGCCTACAGGCGTTAAAAGTGGAACATCCGATTACGGCAACGTTGTCAATTGACCCGTTCGTTAGCCCGTTCTCCACGAACTGGAATCCGTCGTTGTTGCTGGTGTCAACGACGAGGAACGAGAAAATGCAATCGCTGACATTCTGGCTAGTACTTGGATGGACGAAGACTCCGACACCGGCAACGGTGCTGAACGTGCAGGATGAAACCACTAGTGACTTGATATTCGTCTGGACTTCCAACCCGTGGCAGTTCGTTCTAGTGCTGGATGGGGCACCACCCGAGAAGGAACATCCGGTTATAACGACGTCCGACGAGATCGAAGCACTGTCAGATTTTATATCGATGAGCCCAAGTGCATCAGCGTCCCTTGAGTTGATATTCATGAACGAACTATTCGAGACACTGAATCTCTTGATATGCGGAGAACCAACCTTTGACAGCACGATAGCCTGCGTGTTGTGTAGCGTTGGGTGGCCGCGCATCGTGCAGTTCGATATCACCAGGTCGCTCACATGGACGCCGCTATCGACGTTGCAACTAAAGAACTGGTTCTGATTGTTCTCCGAAATGACATTCGAGTAGGAGAACCCATGCATGTGGGTCGTCCTCGAAGTGTCGCCCTCAAGTTCGAGAACGACGAAACCACCGATGGCGACCATATTCTCCACCGAGACATTGTTGTGGTTGGCTATATCCAGATGGTGATCTCCTGGGTCGATGGAGATAACATCAGACACGGTGAACCCAGTCGAGTAGCCGTCGCCTATTGAAGATGCTTGCGTGTTCGATATGGTGATGCTGTTCTTAGAAGAGAGGGGTGCGTATTGCCCGCAGTTCTCGAACACGCACTTGGAAATCGAAGAATACCTGCAAGCGTCGGTATATACCCCGTTCTGGAGAAACTGCTTTACGTGAACGCTTTTCAACGCAAGCCTTGATGTCCAGAAGGCGTACAGAGCCATGTGGCGCGGAGTCGATGGGTTTACGGCACCAAAGGCGGACGAGTTACCGTCCAGGGTCATATCGCTGATGGTGATGTCGGACTGAGCGTTTCCGGTCCCCGTTGGAGGACTCCCATTTGATCCGAATGGCGTCACGAATAGAGAGCAGCCCGTGTATGCTGCGTCTCCACTGGTGAGGCTTCCAGACGCTCTTTTTATCGTGGTAGAGCCTACCCCGCTTCCCTGAAGGTGGCAGCCTCCGTGAATCGAGATGGCCGTAGTAATCTCCAGCGTCCCAGGCCCTATGAACACCTTGCCCTTGCCGCCTGCGAGATAGTCGATGGCCGCCTGGAGCCCCGCCGTCGTCCCAGGGAACTCCGTCGCGTTGAAGTCCCCGTCCTTCATCGACAGAATGAGGACCGCGCCGCTATGCGCCATTACAGTTCACACTCCACCCACGTCGTTGGGTTGCCGGGAACGGCCTGAAGCGCGATCATATCGTAGACGCTCTTTAGGGCGCCCGAAGTTAGGGTATACGTCTGAGAACCCGGCCATCGAAACTTCTGCCGATGCGACATGTAGTTCGGGTTGTATCCAGACATCGACGGAAGGTTCACTTCCTCAAGGAATGGACTCCTATCCCTGCTTGTAACGGCACTATCGCTCTGCCTCCCATACCAGTCGAAGACGATTACGGAGTCGGCGGATACGCCGGAGTCATACGAAATCTGTCCGTATGCATCCGTGGTCGTTGACACCTGGACGCTTCCGGTCGAGTCCGTGAGCCTAACCGGAATCCCAGAGATGCCTGACCCGTTTCCATCCACAACCTTGATGCCGTATTCCCTGTAGTCGTGGACTCCGTTGTCTGCCCTTGTGGTGTCGTTGTCTCCTGGAGAGTAGGAACCGGCGGAAGCAAACTTATCTACACCGTCGATGTAAGTGACGTTCACCATTTTCCAGTTGGGGTTTGCGGCTCCGCAGAATACCGAGTTTGGTTGAGACGAGCCGAACATAATGACATCCCTCATCCCAACTCCCGCCGTATTGCTGCTGAGATGGGCTGCGGAGTTTGTCCCGCCAATAGTCACCCTCTTGAATGTATCGAAGAAGGCCGCCGTTATCGTTGCGGTGCTTACTGATGGTACGCATAGGTCAAGGTTGTATATTGTAGGGATGTTGCTACCGTTTGACCCGAGTACGTACCCCGTGAATCCGTCGAAGATGCAGTTCATGATTTCTGAGGAATTGCCCGCAGAGGCGGGGGAAATCTGGAGCGGCCTGAGTGTGGCCGCCCCTCGGCTCTTTACGGTGGTCCCGTAGAGTTTTACGGTTCCGCGCCAAGACGTTGTGGTGTTGGCGCTGCACGAGAATGACAGGACCACCCCATCGAGCCCGGTGGCCTCTGCCCCGGTGCCGTTCTTCGTCCCGAAGATAGTGGTCAGGTTCGACGTGCTTCCGGTCCTGGTCCTGAAAATCTTGTTGTTGTCGAACGTGACGTAGCAGTTCGTGTCTTGGAACGTGGTGGTGTTCGTGGTGCCGGAGCCGGTGGAGACAGTCTGGCCGACGAAGATGGTCTTGAGGCTTCGGAACGTGCGGTAGTCCGTGCCGGAGTCCACGCGAAGGAAGTCTACGCCGCCGATCCCCGCTGTGGCGTAGATGTCGTCGAACGAGTAGGTCCCGTTGTCCACGTAGATACCGTTCGCGTCAGCCGTGACGGCCATTTACCAAGCCTGGACGATGGCCTTGATCTCGGCCTGTAGGGCGTCGATCTTCTGGTTCCACACCTGCTTGATACCCGGAGTGACGTCGATGGCGAGGTCCGGGTTCTCCTCGATCTCGACCTTCAGCTGCTGCCTCATGCGGATGAGCGCAATGATTCTAGTGGCCCGGTCCGCGATGACTTCGCAGTCCTGCTTTAGCGCCATTTTCTCGCCCTAGTCGGTTGTCACCGTATAGAAGATCGAGTCAGACGCCGTGAGGCCGCTGATTGTTACGACTCCGGTAGACGTGTTGTACCCGCAGGTGACCGCACGGGAGGCCGTGTTGTTGCACACTTCGATCCCGTAAACTCTCGGAGCGCCTGGAAGCGTGAACGTGCTCGTCGTGCCGGTGCTGGAGTCCTGGATGACCCAACGGTGGAGGCTGCCAGCCTGGTCCACCTTATAGAGAGCGGAAGCCAATTTCTATTCCTCCTGACAGTGGCAGTCCTGATGCCTAGAGTGGCCGCAGTTTTTATGCCAGGGCAGTTTCGGAATCGTGATCCCGGTCCTAACCCTGACCTTGCAAAACCCGTGCTGCTTAAGAAAGTCGACCATGTCGGACCTAACTTCGTCGATTCTGCCGTCCGGCGTGGTGATCTTCTGCATCCCAACCGTTTCGTTCTCTCTGGTCTGCTTCTGGATGTCTTCCCTCGAAGACTCCTTGAACACTCCCTTCAGTTCCTTGACTTTCCTGCCGGTAGCCCTTACTTCCCAAGGCTCGACTCTTTCAATCGTGCCGTCCAACTTCACTCGGTCGTAGGGGGTCTCCCAGACCTTCTCAAGCGTGCCGTCCTTATCGCTTGAGATGACCTCCCTTTTGACGATGTTGCTAGGCTGCTGTTCCAACTTCTGACTTCCTTGGCCTTCCGCGCTTCTTCTCCTGAGGCTTGGCGAATCGGCCCACCTTGGCCTCCTCGTAGAACGGAGGCAGGTCTGGGACCTCTCTTTGCACCACTTCCTTTACCCTCTTCCCGTCTACAACCTTGTACGTCGGGTCTGGGATCGTGGTGCGATCCATCAGAAGGTTCCAGCCGTCTTTTTGGAAGTGCGCCTGAGAAGTGAGCCTTCCCGACTCAGTAATCCCGCAGTAGAAAGCGTAGCAGGCGGTGGAGTCTACGGTTCCGTTCTTCTCCATGATCAAGTTGAACGGGCCGCACCCTCTCCCGTATCTCTGGATCAGGGGGCACCCACCGTTTACCGCTGAGTCGCACCCCTTGTTCGTGGCGCTCGGGTAACTGCACGTCCTGATGGCTCTCTGGTCTATCTCCGCAATCGACTTCGGCACCTTGAGAGGCATATTCGGATACATCTGCATCGGAAGCGGAATCACTTCCATGGTATCCGAGTTGACCATGATCTGGCCTGCCTGGGCGTTTTCCAGGTAGGTAAAGCGCGGGGCCGGAGTGGTGAACGGCGTCCTGCTTGGATCGAACTTGAGTTTATCTTGCTCCGGCCCCGCCATAACTTTCTCCTTTGGTTACGTGGTCGTGGTGAGCCGGTGCTGCCCGCCGCTCGCTCCGTGTAGCGCGGCGATGGCGTACATCATCGACGCCACGATCTTGGTGGTCAGGTCGGTCCGCTCCATCTCGATCTTCGGACGGTTCTTGCGGACCAAGACGAACGTCTTCTTGGACACAATGGCGTTACGAAGCGATGTGGAGAGGAACACGTTCGCGCTGAAGTTCATGTTCACTCCGAAAACCATTCCGAGGTTCCCGGTCTTGGCGCTGCTGTTCCCCTCGCCTCGAACGGCACCGGAATAAGCGTCGGAGCTGCCCATGATGGTGTCCCAGCAGTTCGGATGATACCAACCGTCCAACTGCCCCAACTGCACCTTGTCCCCGCCTGCGGCCATGATCGTTGCGATAAGGCTCTGCATGGTGGCGAGCGTGAAGGTCGCCTCAGAGACGGAGTTGCTGAGGGCGTTGACCAGGGTAAGGCCGTCGATGTCCGGCTTCTGGTAGAGCCCTTCCGCGAGTGCTGGGCTGTAGATGCGCTCCGCGCCGGGGTTCATCGCGGTCAGGATCACGTCTTCCTGGACCTGGATCGCGTTGTACGCCACGGTCGGCGTCAGCACGACTTCCGTCTCAGTGAAGTTGTTGAACGACACCGTTCCAGAGTATGCGGAAGCCGCATATGCCTGAACGATGGGGATGTGTACCTTGTATCCTGGTCCGAAGTACGTCTCTCCGGTGTCCCAGATGGACTTGGTGAACCCGCGAACATTGTTCGGGACGTACTCGGGCTGCGCCGCCCAGATTTCAGGGAGGAGTTTCGCGGCGCTAGTTTGAGTGATATTGCCAGCGGCCAATTACCTTCTCCTTCTATCCCGAGGAGAACTTTCTTCCTTCGGGAAGGTTTGACAGAGATATGTTGTTCTCCCTGGCAAGCCTCGTGAGGCGTTCGAGGTGCTGCTCGGGAGGCTCCCCATCCCTCGGCCCGATGTCTCCTGCCGCCTGAATCTGGCCTCCCTGATAGGAGGCTGCGGACGGAACGACTACCGGGGCTCTGCGGTTCTGGGGCTGCGGTTGAGGCTGATTGAACCCGTTGTACGACTGCTGAATCCCCATGAATACGGCGGCGTTGGCAACTGCCTGCCTCACCGACATTCCATCGGGGATGCCTGGGTAGAGTTTCCCCATTCCCTGGAAGAACTTTTGCTCGTCCACTCTCTGGTGGGTCGGCACGGTTCGCATGTAGTCTTCGTATGCGGACGTTAGTTCCTGCTGTATCTTCGCGCTTTCCCTCCGCATCTGATCTTCTCTCATGCGCTCTTCCCGGTCGCGCCGCCTCTCTTCCCTCTCCTCCCGAATCATTTCGTAGAGCATCCTCTGATTCGGGTCGGAGTACTCGTTGAACTGAGGCTGGAACCGGGCGCGTTCCCTTTCCTCTTCCAGCATCCTCTCGCGCTGCTTCAGTTCCCTGTCCCTTCGCTCGACTTCAGCGTTGGCTCTCGCGTACTGGTCCCTGAGATGGATAGCGCCCGCGATGTCTTCAGGTGACACGTTGTACTGCTCGGCAAGCGCCCCGATCAACTGCTCCCTGGAAAGCGAGGGGGCCGGATCGGTAGCTGGCTGCTCTGCCGGTTGCTCCTGGACTTCGTTATCTTCCACGACTTCCTCCTTACTCGATGCCTTCCTTGCCTGTGCTGCTTGTCGGATAGGACGGGTTTCCCATCCAGTTGGTGCCCTTGTCTCCGCTCGACCAGGTTTGGCTCAAATTGGGAGCGTCTCTGCTGGTCGTTGCGATGGATACAGGCTGAAGCGGGGACGGCTGCCCTTGGGGTAGGTTGGGGATCGTCGAAGAGCCCCAGCCTTCCGTGTCCGCCGCGTCCCCGTCTGGAGCGGGAGCGTCGGCGTAGCCGAGCCCCTGAACCAAGTTGTCGAATTGAGGCAGCGTCTTAGCCATTTCCCCTCCGAAGGATGTCCTGCACCCCAGGGCCGAGTTCCGACTTCATCGTGTCGCTGGAACTTCTCACCTCGTTCGTCAGAGGGTGAGGAAGATGTTTTGGATTGGGCCCCGGCTCCGGGCTTGTCGCCGGGTTGGTGACGCCGAGCCCTTCAAATCCTCGGTCCACAAGGGACCGGTCCGACTCTGGAACGACGTTATTGAGGCTGTAGTTGGGCATTTTCCCCTCCTGGTACGACGGACAGATTTGGAGTCGTAGGCATCCCAGGCATGATCTCCTGGTTCGTTTCCCGGCGAGACAGGAACTCCTTGATCTCTGTATTTGTGAACCCGGCCTTCGCCATGAACAGATCGGCCCACGGGGAGTCTAGGAGGCCGTTTTGAGCGAGCAGCATGGCGTTCTGGCCGAGCAGTTTGTCTCGAACGCTGTCCTCGGGAGAGATGATGATTCTCACTCGTGCCGGAGGAAGTTTCTGAACCTCGATTTGGATAGACTTGACCGAGGAGTCTGGCATGGTCACCGGGGCTGAGACAGGATTCGAGTAGAACTGCCGCATGAGTTGAAGCTGGATGTTCCGGTCGTCCGTAGCCCACTGGGAGAGGGCTCTTGCGTGCCCCCTCATTCGGTCCGACAGCCGCGCGTTGGCGATTTCCGCTTCCGTCGCGCTGATCGGAGGGCTCGATGTCTGGCCCAGTCCCAGAGAGGCGAGGCCAGAAACGATCTGGAAGTGCTCCGTGAGGATGTTATGGAGAGCACTCACGGAGTTGATGTCGAACCCTTGCGCGGACAGTTTGTATGGAAGCCACGGAGCGTGGTCCGGCCCAGGGAGCCTCTGGTTTGGCCCGTTGCCGAGTTCCGTGAGGGCCTTGAACCCGACCGGGTAGATCGTCGGGGCGTTTGCGCCGAGCCTCACGTAGTCGATGATCTGGCATACGGTGCGGTTCTGGGCGTCCTGAAGGCCCTGGAGAAGTTCCACGTCGTTCCCGCCGTAGAAGTCTCCTGGAATCTGTTCGTGGTGGTAGACGGAGAACGGGAACACTTCCTCGATCTCGTATGGGTTCTCTCCGTCGTAGAGGAGCACATCACCCGAGTAGACGATTAGCCGCCCGTAAGGATAGGCGAGACGCCGCGTGGTCGTCTCGTCGTAGCGATCCTCCAACTGGGTGGGCTCCATCTCCTGGCCGCATGTTTGACATTTCGTCGATTGGACGGACGCAGCCGGGTAGTTGACGTTGCACACTTCGCAGTAGAAGCCCTCCTCTCCTGGCGCGACGAGGGTTTTGTGGATGTCTTCGATAACGGACTCGTCCTTGACCCAGACGAAGTAGACTCTCGCCTTCCTGGCGTTGAGTTGACCCTGCTTGTCCACGGCGTAGTCTCCGGCCGAGCCGTAGATCAGGTTCGAGTCGTCTGCGGTCGAGTAGGTCCAGCCTCCGATGATTTGCCGGTTCTCGGTTTTGACGAAGGCGGCCCGGTCTGGGAACATCTCCCTCACCCTGGACATGTCCATGAGAGGGCCCCAGACGACGTAGCGGCAGTTCGGGTCGGTGATCTGGTCTACGGAGGGGTCTCGAAGGAACTCGTCGGTCGGCACGACGCTTCGGGCCAGGATCATGGCCCCGGTCAGCGGGTCGGGCTTGTAGCTCCACATGGAGACGCCGATCCCGGTGACGGCCCCGGAGAGCATCACCTTCTCTTTTACAGACTGGAATCTTGTTCTGTCCGCTTCGTGGTCTGTGGCGCTCTTGATGAGGAGCCGGGCGAAGTTGTCGGCCTCTTCTCCAAGGGGCTCTACAAAACTTTCGCTCTTCGCTGCGGTGAGGATGGAGCACTTGGTTCTTATGGTGCTCCACGTCCAGTTGACGACGCCCCGGAACTGCCACTGGTCGAGGGCTGTGCGGCTGGCCCAGGAGACGAAGTGGTCCTTTCCGACGAGCCAGTCCCAGTTCTTTACAAGGGACTTGATCCTGCTTTCGGATGCGGCTCTTGCCGACTCGACGAGGGCCTTGGCATAGCGGTACGCGGCTAAGTCGGAGTCTCGCTGCGGAGGGATGCTAAGCGGTCGGGGCGAAGCCTCCTGCACCGCTTGAAGGCTTTGCTGGGTGTCCATGTTGGCGGGACATATAGACCCCTAAAGAGTTTGCGTCAAGAAAATTAGTAGACTTCCGCCGAGGCGTTTGGCGGGTCGTCCAGCCGTTCCGGCTTTTGGAACGACCCCTCGAACCACGGGATTTTCAACCCTGGCCGGAAGGCGTGGAAGATATAGACCCCGGTAGCGATCCCGCTTTTATACCCCGCCTTTTTGACCTTCTGGGAGAAATCTATATCGTGGTTCACCATGCCTCGGTATCCGCCAACGTCCTTCCAGACCCTCCTGGGAAACATCATGAACTGGCCGAAGATGATCCCCTCGTGGTCGGGGTCGTAGGGGGGCGGGCACGGGACGACTTCGCACCAGTGGTCCTGCTCCATCTGCTTGGCGATCTTGACGTGGTTCAGGATGTCGTAGTCGTGGCTAAGTGTTTGGCCTGGCATGCAATAGGTGGGGTAGCAGCGGTTCGTCATGCAGGTGATGAGGCCGCAGTCGGTCTTCTCCGCGATGAGTTCCAGTTGCCATTGCTGCCGCCAGGTGAGGAACATGGTGTCGGCGTCTCTAACGCATACCCAGGCGTCTTCGGGCAGGGGCTCGATGTGCCGGTTGATCCCTTCCGAGATGTCCCCTCTCAGGAACGGGGTGACGTGGTAGATCATGAGAAGGAGAGTTCCTGGGTGATTCTGTCTGGGCCGAACTTGATCCGAAGCCTGGAGAAGTCGGGCCACTCCACGAGGGGCTCCTCGAAGTGGATGGCGAGCGCCCCTCCGGCTGCCATGGCCAGGTCGTCGTGGTATCCGTCGGCGTGCTCGACCTTGCTCTTGGCCCCGACCGACTTGACGACCATGTGGCCCATTTCTTCGAGCAGGTCTCGGGTCGGGGTCCAGCGGTTCTCCTCCAGGGCCCGTTTCAGGGCGTCGATCATGCGGTATCGGGACTGCTCGTTGGTGTTCCAGCCATACTTGTCGGTGTAGGTCGCGCTGGCCTTCTGGTAGTTCGTCTGCATGTAGAGGTTTCGGTATCCGTCTCGGCAGGACTGGACGGCGGTGGCCCCGGACTCCCCGTTCGACTCGATGGCTAGGATCGCGTCGTTGTAGTACTGGGCCGCCGGGATGGCGATTTCTCGGGCGAAGACATCCGGGGCGATGTCGTTGGCTCGGGCGTGGAAGACCTGGGCCAAAT